AGGAGGGCTAGATGGCCGACCCTATCAAGTGGAAGTCCAAGATCGTCCTCGCGAAGATCGAGAGCACTTACGGCACCGATCCCACGCCGACCGGCGAGGCCAATGCGATGCTGATGACCGATGTCGAGCTGCGGCCGATGGAAGGCCAGGACGTTTCGCGCAACCTCGAGCATCCGTGGCTGGGCGCGCAGGAATCGATCCCCGCGGGCCTCTATTGCACGCTGACCGGCTCTATCGAGCTGCAGGGATCGGGCACGGCGGGCGTTGCCCCGGCCTACGGCCCGCTGCTGCGCGCCTGCGGCGCGGCCGAGACCATCGTCGCCGACACCAGCGTCACCTACAACCCGGTGAGCGACGATCACGAAAGCGTGGCGCTTTACTTCCAGATCGGGCCTACGCTGCACAAGCTGCTCGGCTGCCGGGGCACGGCAACCCAGACACTCAACGCGCAAGGCATCCCGGTGCTGCGCTACACCCTGATGGGCCTGTTCACGACGCCTGCCGACGGCACGCGGCCGACGCCGGACTATTCCGCTTTTCAGATCCCGAAGATCGCCACCAAGGCCAACACGCCCACCTTCACTTTGGGCGGGCAGGCGCTGGTGCTCAGCCAGTTCAGCTTCAACCTGGGCAACGACGTGCAGCAGCGGCTGCTGGTCGGCCGCGAGGAGATGCTGATCGTCGACAAGGCGGAGAGCATCGAGGCGCGGGTCGAGGCGGTGCCGCTGGCGACCTACAACCCATTCGCGATCTCGCAGGCGCGTACGCGGCAGGCGCTGGTGCTGGTCCACGGCACGCAGGCCGGCAACACGGTCACGCTGAATGCGCCGACCTGCGTGCTCGGCCGCCTGCCCAGCTACCAGCAGTCGCAGAACATCCTCGAATGGCCGCTGCCGATCACGCCGCTGCCCGACGAGGGCGACGACCAGTGGTCGCTCATCTTCACCTGATAACCGAAGTCTCGGGGGCAGCTGAGGGGCTCCCGAGGCACCCCTCAGAAAGGCCCCTCCCCCATGTTCAAGATTATCGAAGACGTCACCTTTACCCGCCCGATCACCGCTTATCGCCCCCAAGGCGAAGGGCAGGTGGAAGAGAAATTCACGGCGACCTTCCGAGTGATCCCGCCCGACGAGGCCGACGATTTCAACCTGCTGAGCACCGAAGGCGCGACCGAGTTCCTTAAGCGGGTGATCGTGCGACTGGACGATATCGGCGACGCGGAAGGCAAGCCGGTCGAATACACCGAAGGGGTTCGCGACCAGGTGTTCCGCCTGCCGTGGGCGCGCGGGCCGCTGGCGCGCACCTATTTCGAGGAAGTCCGGGGCGCGAAGGCGGGAAACTAGAGGCCGCAGCGCGCGCGATCGTCGGTGCTTCTCCGGGGTACGACGAGGCAGCGGAGGACGCCCGCGCGCTGGGCTTGCCGGACGAGCTGGTCGCCGAGATCGAAGGCGCGGCCGAGTTGAGGCAGGAAGACGGGACGCTGGGAATATGGCCAGAGAACTGGGACATCGTGATGGCCTTCTGCGCCATCTCCAGCCAATGGCGGACCGAGGCGCTGGGGCGCGGCCGCGTGCTCTACGTCGGGCTCGACTACGCGGGTGTGCAGGTGGGCTTGTCGATGGCTGGCCTCTCGCTCGGTCCTGCGCAGTGGCAGGGCGTGCAGGTGATGGAAGCCGCCGCGATCGCCGCGCTCAACGAGTCGCGAGGGAGCTGACCCGATGACCCTGCGCACCGCCCTAATCGTCAGCGGAGACACCGAAAGCGCACAGCGGGCTGTCGGAGAGCTCAATGCCTCGATGGCGAAGGCCGAAGCGCAAGCCGAGGAAACGGGGCGCGAATGGACCAAGGCGTCGGTCGGTCTCGAACGGCTCGAGCGTGCACAAGAGCAGGCTGCGCGAGAAGGCATCTCGCTTAGCCAGGCACAGCAGCAGGCGGCCATGCAAGGGCGCGACTGGCGCGCCAGCATAGACCAGACGAGTGAGGCGTTGGTTCGCCAGCGCGCTCGGGGGCGAGAGAACGTCGTCTCACTCGGCGCTCAAAGGGCTGGGATGCAGCAGTTGGCATTCCAACTGGGTGATGTGGCGACAATGTTCTCAATGGGCGCGCGCCCTATGCAGATCTTCGCCAGCCAGGGCGGCCAGGTCGTCCAGGCAATCGGTCTCATGCGAGGCGGTGCAGGTGGCCTGATCGGCTTCCTCGGCGGGCCGTGGGGCATCGGGATCATGGCGGCGGTCACCGCGCTCACCCCTTTCATTTCAAAGCTGTTCGAAAGCGAAGATGCGATCGATGCGGTGGGCGAAAGCTTGCGCGGGATGGAGACCGACGCCGATCGCGCGGTGGCAGCTCTCCAGCGGCTCGACAGCCAGCGCCAGACCTCGCTCCAATCCGACATCGTGCTTGCCGAGTATGAGCTCACGAAACGGCGGGACAAGCTCAGCGAGCTGCAAGGTCGCCCCGAATTGCCGGAGGGCGGCGGGTTCGGCGACGAACGCTCGCGAGCACGTCGTGCTGCCATTGTGCGGCAACGCACTGAAGAAGAGCGGCAGCTCCAGTGGGACATTGTCGAACTGCAGGGTCGCATAAATATCGGACGAAATGCGGTACGCCGCATGGAAGCCGCCGAAGCTGGAACTGATACCAATCGAACTTCGTCTTCCCGCGCTCCATCATCAGGTACATCTGGAGGACGTTCGGGCGGCGTCCGTTCATCTGCTCCTCGCCTGTCGGAAGAAGCGCGCGCTCGTAAAGCAGCGAACGACAACACGCTCGAGTACATCGCCGGACTGCGCGAGGAGATTGAGGCGATCGGGCTCGACGAGAAGGCGCTGCGCCAGCTGGAGATCCAGCGCGCCAAGGAAAGTGCGGTCACCAGCGAGCAGGTCGCCACAATCGATGAGCTCAACCAGAAGCGCGAAAGGGCGATCGATCTGGAGGAGAGCCGCCAGCGCGCGAACACGCTGCGCGACGAGACCGAGGATATCAACGGTTCGATCGCCGCGCTGGAACGGGAAGCCCAGGCAATCGGCCTGGTGGGCTGGGAACGCGAGCGGCTGCTGATGGTGCTGGCCAACCAGGCACAGATGGATGCGCTGCTGGCCGATCTGGCGCGGGCAAAGGCCAGCGGTACGCAAGAGGAGGTCGCAGCGATCCGCGCGCAGATCGACGCGCTGCAGACGCGGAACTCCCTCGAAGTGCAGATGGGCGATGCAAGCGAGGTTCACCGCGCACAGAGCGAAGCCGCAGAGCGGACAGCCGGAAAGCTATCGCCATCTCGAACGATCGGCCGCCGGCGCGCTGGCCGAGATCACGCTTTATGGCGAAGATGCTTCGGATGTAATGAAGCGCCTCGCGCTGTCGATCGCGGATTCGGTGCTCCAGGCCAGCCTGCTGGGCGAAGGGCCGCTGGCAGGATTGTTCGGCGGTGGTGGCGCAGGCGGGCTTATCGGGGGATTGGTCAAATCGATCTTCGGCGGCGGCCGCGCGAGCGGTGGGCCGGTCTCGCCGGGCCAGTTCTACGCGGTCAACGAGCGGAGCACCGCGCCGGGGTTCTTCTTCCCCGTCGGCCCCGGCCGCATCGAGGCCCCTTCGAATGACAATCCAGCACGATCCGCAGGCAGCGCCAGCGCGTCCCCGATGTTCTTCGACATGCGCGGCGCGGTCATAACAGAGGATCTGCTGAAGCAGGTCAACGCGATCGCACAGAACACTGCCGGTGCGGCGGTGGCGCGATACGACCAGGCGCTGCCAGAACGGATCGAATCGCAGGTGGCGCGCTACCGATGATCTTCCAATGGCCTGCCAACCTCGTGCCTCAGGAGCTCGCGATCCTGCCACCAAGCAAGACCTCCGGGCTTTCCACGAGCCTGTCGGGCTTCACGCAGAGCGTCCCGGCGATCCGGCCGCCGTTCCGTATCAGGATGGAGTTCGGCAATCTCTTCGGCGCCGAGGTGCTTGCGTGGCGTTCGGCGATGGGCCTGTTCGAAGGGCGGACCAACATTGCGCGCATCCCGCTGTTCGACCTGTGGTTCCGCGCAAATGATCCGACGATTGGAGCGGGAGCGGTCACCCACTCGGATGGGTCGGCCTTTTCGGACGGTTCGCTCTACCTGCTCGACGATCTCGACGGGGTGACGGTGTCGGCCGTGCAGGGCCAGCGCAATATCACTGCCGACTTCGGCGACTATGGCGAGATCTTCCAGGCGGGGCTTTATCTGGGTCTCGGCGATCACACTTACCTCGCCACCGGGGTCTGGTGGGAAGGATCGGTCGCGACGATCCGCACCACGCCCACGATGCGCAAGACCTATGTCGACCAGCCGCTGAAGCTGCGCCCGTCGATGCGCGTGGGCCTGGTCGATGACAATGCAGGCGAGCTGACGCTGAAAACGGGGCGCTACGGCGGGCCGAGCCTCGAGCTGGTGGAGAGGTTCGATGAGCCTCTTTCCTGAGACGATCCGGCACTACCTTGCTGGCGGCAAGGTCGAAGCGGCCACACTGGTCTCGATGCACTTCGCCAGCGAGACGTGGCGGTTGTGGGGCGGGTTCGATGAGCTGGAGACGCTGGACGAGGCGAAGTGGAAGGCGCTTGGCGAATTCGGATCGATCTCGGGCATCGAGCAGGCAACCAACGGCAGTGCACCCGAGGCCACGATGACGCTGTCGGGCGTTTCGCCGGAGGTCATCAAGCTCGCCCGCGACGATTTTGCGACCGAGGCCCGCGGGCGCCTGGTCAGGGTGTGGATCCAGTTCTTCGGCGTCGACGATGAAGCGGACCCTGACAACCAGCGGTGCCTCGACAACCCTTACCCGATCTGGGCGGGGCGCATGCTGCGACCCGGCTTCACCTTCGATCGCGGCGAAGACGAGGCTCCGGACGAGGCGACTGTAAGCGTGACGCTGGAGAGCCTGTTCGTCGCGCGCAGCCGGCCCAATTTCGCGCTCTACACCGATAGCGACCAGCAGGCCCGCTTCCCGGGGGACAAGGGCTTCCAGTTCGTGCCCAGCTTGCGAAACAAGGTGCTGACATGGCCGGACTACTGATCGAGCCGATCCCGGTCGAGCGGACGCTCTCAGCCACGCTTCAGCGGTGGGCGGGCGAGCCTTTTCGGCTGCGGCATGCAAACTGCGCGTTCTCGGTGCTGGATTACGTCGAGGCGGTGGGCGGATGCCGTGCCGAACCCGATCCTCGCGCCCAATTCAATCCTGCGGCCGTCGTGCGGGCGAAGGGAACGCTCGAAGCGGCCTGCCGCGACGTGATGCGCGGCCTTGCCTGGTCGATCGTCGACGACGAGGCGCGCGGCGATGTCGGCCTGGTCGAGCTGCCCGATGGGCTGACAGCCTGCATCTGCGTGGCATCTCAGGTCGGCGACTCGCTGCCCACCTGGGTGGCGCGCGCGCCGCGCGGGTTCGTGCAACACCCTGCGAAGGCCGCACTCGCCTGGAGGTCGCCATGCCGCCGGCACTGACCCTTGCAACATCAATCCTCGCCGCCGTCGGCGCGAGCGCCACCGCCGGCGTGGTGGGGGCCTATGTGTTGGCGGCTGCGATCACTGTCGGTTTTTCGCTGGGGACCAACGCGCTGATTAATGCCGTGTTCGGCCCCTCGCATCCCGCGCCCAGCGATGGCCAGATCGTGACGAAGGAGAGCGTCGGTTCGCGCTTTCGCCACTACGGCATCATCCACACCAGCGGGCAGGAGACGTTCAAGGAGAGCCGAGATGGCATCCTTGCGCAGGTGCTGACGCTGGGCACCGGGCAAGAGCACGACGTGATCCAGCACCGGATCGACGACAAGCCGGTGACGCTGGACGCTGGCGGCTTCGTTACCCAGACCAGCTTCCACGGCGCGGTGAGCGTCCACACCCGATCGGGTTCGGACGACCAACTGGCGATCGGCGAGCTCACCACGGTGTTTCCGGAGTGGACCGCGGACCACCGGCAACGCGGCTGCGCGCACGTCGCGATCATTTCCCGCCCCGTCGATGCAGAGGACTTCAGCGAGGTCTATAACGGCCGCGAGCCAGCCTACACGCAGGTTCGCAAGGCGGTCGGCGTCTACGATCCGCGCAAGGACGACACGGCCCTGATCGGAACCGATGAAGCGGGCGATCCGGTTTATGGCGCGGGCGCAGTGCGTCTCGACAATCCGTCGACGTGGCCGTGGAGCGACAACTGGGCGCTGGTGACCGCCGACTACTTCGCCCACCCGGACGGCTTTGGTGGCGGCTTCGACCAGGTGAACTGGGCCAACATCGCGCAAGAAGCCGACGTGTGCGACCAGACGCTCACCACCGCCTCGGCCGAGACGATCGCGCGCTGGCGCCTTTGGGTTCGCTACAGCCTGGCACGGGAGAAGCGGGCGGACATCCTCGCCGCGATGCTCAAATGCGGCGACGGCTTTGCGTGGCAGGATGCCGAGGGCAAGTTCAACCTGATGTGCGGCCGCTGGATCGAGCCCGACCTCGTCATCACCGACGACCACATCATCTCCCTGTCCGCAGCCCAGGGGCCCGAGGCCTTTCAGGCGACGCGCGCGGTCAAGGTGCTCTACACCGAAGCCGCAGCCGGATACCGCGAGCAGGAGAGCTCGACGATCGGCTCGCTCGAGGCGGATGACGATGGCGAGCCGCAACAGGTCGAAGCCTTCTACGCCCCACACCACAACCAGGCGACGCGGATCGGCAAGCTCGTGCTGGCGGAACTCGACCCGGATCGGTGGCGGGTTAAGGCAGTGCTCAACCTGCTTGGCCTCGACACGCTGGGCCGCCGGTTCGCACGTTTCGAGAGCAAAAAGCTGGGCCTCGCCTTCTGGGTCAAGCTGGGCGCGCCGCGACTGGACCTCGTCAACCTGCTGGTCGAGGTCGGGATGACGCAGGTCGAACCGGGTGACTGGGATTTCGATGCGGAGACCGAGGAAGGTACGCCTCCGATCGCCGATGGCGGCGCGGGCAGAACCCCGTCGATCGAGGATATCGAGAATTTGGTGCTTACAGCCGTGTCGATCGGCCTAGGTGAAACGACCGGCGTGGCCATCACCGCAGCGTGGGATGCGACGGTGCGCGTCGGTCTGCTGTTCGATGCTGAGT